GCCGGCCCCTGCCCCGGCTGCACCCGCATGGCACCCGCCCGCGGCTCAGCAACCGTGGGCCCAAGCTCCGGCTCAAGCTCCTGCACAGCAATTCCAACAACCCGCACCGCAAGCAGCACCGGCTCCGCAAGCTGCTCCCGCTCAGGGTGCGGTTCCTCCATGGATGCAGCAGGCAGCGGCTCCGGCTGCTGGCGCTACACCGCCCTGGGCTGCTCCGCAGCAGTAAGCTGAACCAACAGGGCGCACTCGAAAGGGTGCGCCCTTTTAATTTGAGGTGACGGATGGACGATGCAGATATCAGCGGGCCGAAGATGGAAATCATCGACAACGCTGCGATTGACGAAGTGCGAAGAAAGGCCGCTGCAATTCCTGTAGGAAGGCCTGGTGAATGCGACTTGTGTGGCGAGGAGAGCGGGAGACTGGTGCGAGGTGTCTGCGCTCGCTGCCGTGACCTGCATAAGCTCCCATGAAGTATAAATTCAAGACTGTCCATATGAACGTGGCGGAGCAATACGCTCGCCTGTCTTACGCACAGCGACGCCAAGTGGGCTGTGTGATTATCATCGACGATATTGTGGTTCCAGGTTACAACGGGACGCCCGCTGGATGGGACAATCGTTGCGAGACTGCGGATGGGTCTGCTACATTGCCCCATGTCATACACGCAGAACAGAACGCCCTTGACAAGATTACTCGAAGCACGTTGAGCAGCGTTGGCGCCAGTGTGTTTGTAACGACTGCACCTTGTATTGAATGTTCTAAACGATTGCTCGGAGCTCGTGTAAAAGAAGTCTTTTACAGGGATGAATATAAGAATCGTGATGGAATTGAATTTCTTACCTCCGCAGGAATTCACGTTGAAAAAGTTGATTAGTTCTAAAGAAGCTGCTGAACAAGGTCTTGCTCGGTATTTCACCGGGAAGCCTTGTAAGAACGGGCATGTTACAGAACGGTTTGTAAAGAACAGGCATTGCTGCGAATGTAACAATGCTCGAATGCAGAAGTATTGGAACGACAACAGAGAAAAACTCAATCTGCTGGCAAGGGTTGAAAGCAAGACAAGCGAACAGATTGAAGCTCAACGAAAACGCAACCGAGAACGAATGCGAGTTGAAAATCTAGCCTCTGATAAACTGATTCGCAAAAGACAGAATGAACGCATAAGCGGCGCAGCAACAAAGGCGGCAAAGCTGAGGGCAACACCCGCATGGGCTGACCTAAGCGAGATATCGTGCATCTACAAAGAAGCAGAACGTCTGACGCAAGAAACGGGAATTCCGTATCACGTGGATCACATTGTTCCGCTAAAATCGCCTTTGGTCTGTGGATTGCATACACCAGCAAACTTGACGCCTTTACCAGCGTCCGAAAATTGTAGCAAGGGCAACCGATGGTGGCCCGGACACCCTAACGAAAGGATTTCAAATGAGAACAGTTCAGAAAGCGGTCAAGACCCTCAAGGCAATTGAGGACGCTATCGCTTCGGATCAGGGTGCAGCATACCGCCAACACCTCCAGCGAGTGCTTCCGCACATTGGCGACGCTTACCGAGGAGAAGACGAATCGTTTCGCACGCACCTTGGCGCCAGTGTAATCGGCGGGGAATGCGGACGTGCCATCTGGTACGGCTTCCACTGGGCAACGAAACCGAAGTTTGGCGGACGTATCTTGCGCCTGTTTAACCGCGGGCACTTGGAAGAAGGTCGGTTCATTGCTGCACTGCTCACCATTGGCGTGCAGATCTACCAGCAGGACGAGAACGGCAAGCAATTTCGTATCAGTGATGTCGGAGGGCACTTTGGCGGCTCGGGCGATGGTGTGGCTATCGGCATTCCTGATCTCCCTGCTGGCACCCCTTGCCTGCTCGAGTTCAAGACGCACAATGACAGCTCTTTCAAGAAGCTGGTCAAGGAAGGTGTTCGTGGCGCCAAGTTCGAGCATTATGTCCAGATGCAGACCTATATGCGAAAGATGGGCCTGCCTGTTGCGCTGTACGGCGCAGTGAATAAGAACGACGACGACTTCTGGTTCGAGATTGTGACGCTTGACACTGCGACGGCAGACCAGTTCAGCGATCGTGCAAGGCAGATCATTCTTATGCGGGAAGCTCCTGCAAAGCTAAGTGAGTCACCGGGCTGGTTCGCGTGTAGCTGGTGTGACCACAAGCCTGTCTGTCACCTCAAGGCTTCACCGGCTCGCAACTGCCGGACGTGTCGCTACGCCGAAGCGCGTGAGGATGGGAATTGGTACTGCACCGTCCCGACACAACCTTACGGCGAACCCGCCGACGTTGCTTTGTCCAAGGAACTTCAATTGACCAGCTGCGATAAGTACGAGGTGTTCTAATGTTGCAGCCCCGATCATACCAGATTGAAGCGGCACACAGCGTCCCGAACTACTTCCAGACGAATAGCGGGAACCCTGTGATCGCTATGCCCACGGGCACAGGTAAGTCCGTCGTCATCGCTATGATTCTGCAGATGGTGTATCACTATTGGCCCGGTCAGCGCGTCATGGTGCTTACACACGTCAAAGAGCTTATTCAGCAGAACTATGACAAGCTGATGACGCTGTGGCCTGCTGCGCCCGCTGGTGTGTATAGCGCGGGCCTCAACCGCAAGGAATCGAACCGTCGCATCACCTTTGCAGGGATCGGGTCGGTTGCAAAGAAGGCAGCACTATTCGGACACATTGATCTCGTGTTCATTGACGAAGCGCACCTCGTAAGCCCCAACGACGAGACGCTCTACCAGTTGTTCCTGGCTGCGCTCAAGGAAGTGAATCCGAATGTGCGAGTCATTGGCTTTACTGCAACTCCTTGGCGTCTTGGGACTGGTCGCATTACCGAGGACGGCATCTTCACCGACGTGTGCTTCGACATCACCGAAATGCAAGCGTTCAACCGCTTGATCGCTGAAGGCTACCTTGCACCGCTGATCCCGCGCCAGACTAAGATGATGCTCGACATTGACGGGGTTCATATGCGGGGCGGGGAACTGATTGCCTCCGAGCTGCAACACGCGGTCGATAAGTACGAGATCACACAAGCTGCGATCCGCGAAACGTTGGAACTCGCACATGACCGACGCCACTGGTTGATCTTTGCGTCGGGCGTGGAACATGCTTGCAACATCGCTGACATGCTGAACGACATGGGAATCCCAACTGTGGCCATCCATAGCAAGATGAGCGACGCACAGCGCGACCAAGCTATTCTGAATTTCAAGGCTGGCAAGTACCGGGCGGCAGTGAATAACAACGTGCTGACCACAGGATTTGACTTCCCTGCGATCGACTGCATCGTTGTTCTGCGGCCTACTGCTTCGACTGTGCTATGGGTGCAGATGCTTGGGCGTGGAACCCGTCCCTTCGAGTGTGTCGAGTACAAGAAAGAGAACTGTTTGGTCCTGGACTTTGCAGGTAACACCCGCAGGCTCGGACCCATCAACGACCCTGTGATCCCTCGCAAGAAGGGTGCCAAGGCTGGTGGCGAAGCACCTGTCAAGCTGTGTGGAAGCTGTGCGACCTACAATCACGCCAGCGTCACTCACTGCTGCTTCTGCGGAGCGGAATTCACTTTCCAAGTAAAGCTGAAGCAGACCGCAGCAAGTGACGAGCTCCTAAGGGGCGACGCTCCGCTGGTGGAAGTGTTCAAGGTAGATCACATCACATACAGCACGCACGAGAAAGCAGGTCGCCCTATTATGATGAAGGTGACTTACTATTGTGGGCTCCGATCGTTCAGTGAGTACGTTTGCATCCAGCATGACGGGTTCGCGCACCGTAAGGCACGGCAATGGTGGCGCGAGCGCAGCAGCGCACCGTTCCCGGAGAGCACTGAAGCTGCACTGGTGCAGACTGACACGCTTACCGCAGCCACGCACCTCCGCATCTGGATCAATAAGCAGTACCCTGAGATCTTGGCACACTGTTTTGACGGCACAGCGTTTGGACAGCAGGCAGCAAGCGCACCGCCAACGACGGACACCGCAGCACGGGCGGCAAGGGTCGCGCCCAGCTACGCCGATCTGGATGACGACATCCCCTTCTGATTTCCATCAAAGTAATTATTTTGTCAAAGGGCTTGCGCGATCGATTATTCTATCTTACATTACGACCCATGCACTAACGCAAGTGCAAACATCTTAACCACCGTAAGGAGAACGAAATGACTGCAAACACCGCTTCCAAGTTTGATGCAATGGGTAAAGAAGAACTCCGCGCTGTTATGCGCGAAGCTGGCATCTCGTACAGCAAGCTGAACAATGACGGGATGCGTGCTGCACTGGTTGCTCACTACGCCAAAGCTGAAGAAGTTGCTGCGGAAGTTGAAGCGGAGGAAGAAGTCCGCCCGACGTCGAACGGCATGTCCTTCGCTCAGATTCTTGGGTTATCTCCCGTCGCAGCTCCGGTGCATAGCGGTCCGGTCACCCGCGTGGTTGATGGTAAAAAGGTCGAAGCGAAGGCTCCCAAAGTTAAGGGCGAACCCCGCACCCGTAGCGATAATCCTGCCGCTCCCGTTGTGCCCCGCGTCTCGCGCAAGGGTTACACCATCCAGAAGGAACGCGAAGAGCGCAACGGTGTGAAGCGTCCGTCCGAAGGCACTGTGTGCGGCAACGTCTGGGCTGAGTTCGACAAGAACCCCGAGATCAAAGCAGGTGAGCTCCAAGCTCTGTCCGACGAGAAGGGTTGGAACCGGACGAACGTCTCTTGCGAGTTCTACGCCTGGCGCAAGTTTATGGGCATCAAGGGTCGTGCAGCAAAATAATTTATCATTAACAGGAGAAACGAAATGAAACTGACCACAACACTGAACAAGATCCGCGACTGCTCACCTTGCACTTCCGGATGGAAGAAATTGCTGTCCCGCCTGGGCACAGACTCCGACCCTGACGCCGAAATCAACTTGCTTACCAT